TCGCAGGGAAACGGGTGTAAGATGTGTGTCAGTGGACATAATGGTTATTGTGCGTCGGTGTAAGATACATTTCCTTACACTTAAGGCCGGGACAGTTGCGTGTGTGTAGTGGTGTGGGCTGCAGGACGTGCACACGCTGGGGAAATGGGCTATAGATAAGCGCAATGGCTCCCTCCCTCTCTTGACACCGCAGTGATTGACCCCTTAAGTGTAGTTTACTTATTACTAATTGTAGGAACTTTAAGAACTATGTCAGTCTACCAAGAATCCCGAGGAGAGCGCAGGAACAGATTACTATACCCTAGTCATCGTAGGCCGGAGATCACGATAGCTAATCGCTTCTTGCGTGACTGTTACGAGACTGAGATGAGCAACCTGAGTGACGATCAGGTAGCATTATTGTTGGCGATGTTGATGCGTTGGCGATTGGATCGTCGTAAGGGCAGGCGACCGAAGGTGTGTTGGCGTATCATCCGCATGCCTATGAATGCTGAGAGTTACGGTAAGGTTCAGTTGGCGGTGTTGGAGTATTTGTGGTGTGTTCGTATGGACAGTCATGGAGGGGTGCTGGAGCATTTGCGTGAGGTAGGATTTGAGCGGACTACGAAGAACTCGTTGCGAGACTCTATGCGTAGGTTGGTGAGTGATGGGTTGGTGTTGAAGGGGACATTGGACGAGGTATTGGGAGCTGACTATGAATATTTGGATAGTTAAGGCCGGGAGGATTGGCTGTGTGTGTTGTTCTTTGTTGGTTGTGCTGGTCGGTCGACTGTGCTCCTGCTCGGTGCTCGTCTACACCTAATTTCTAATAGTAAATGGGGTGGTTGTCAATATTGTTCGGTAAAGCGTTTACTGGGATGGAGATGCGTTATTATTGCAAGTAATTTGCATTAAGTGTTATCAACGAGTTATGAAAGTTGGTATGAGGATTTACCTGCCGGAATTGTTAGTTTTTGTTAAAATACCATTTAATCCGGTATTTAATTATTTTGGTATACTGTATAGGAGAAATGGAAGAATATAAAACTTTCTCAACTTTCTTTGGAAAGAGACTTGATAAGGTTTGAAAGGTATGGCTTAGTGTAAATTCAATTATGATAAACCGCCACAGCACTGGAGAAAATTAATATGAAATTATACAGATCAAATGACCAATGGATGAATACTAACACTTGCGACTATGTAGATTATGAATATGAAGATGAGGTTGGTGTCTACATTGATTGCAAACCTGATCGCTTATTGGACGGATCGGAAAGCTATCGAGTTTATACTCGAGAAGAATTTGAAGCTACTTACAACTGGTAAAATTATGAGAACGAAAAAAATAAACCACTGCATAAAATTATACCGCTCGGAAGCTGAGCTTTACCTGAAGAAGGAGGAGATGGGTGACCGGGGAGATGAGAAGGCCCATGAGCGAGCCGAGGATAAGCTTTGGAATTACTGCGAAGGCATGACCGAGGAAGAGTTAGAACATTGCGAAGGCGAAATTGGAGTAGCTGGCTGCTTAACAGATTGGTAGGAGAGACGAGATGACAAAGACAAATGAGAAGGAGGGGATGCTACTTAGCATCCTCGATGAGATGTTGAATAATATAGACTGCGGTAAAGCCAGAGTGATTATGCGCGACTACCTGAATAGGGGATGGTGCTTCATGCCATACTTTCGAGAGTTGGTTGAGCGCGATTTGACCTTAGATAAGAAGCAACAAGGTCAAATAATTTACATGGCCGGGGTATTGCTTGAGAGTAACTACAAGATAAAAGGATAGATTATGAATGAAGAACAAAACACAGTAGCGAGTCGGACACGAGTATTTGTGGCCGACTTTGGGCCGAGAGTAGCCGACCTATTTGATGGTTGGTGTAGACTGAAGAACTGGTGCGAAGAGAGTGGGACACCACTTTTCTTAGCGGAAGAGCGAGGAATCACGAAAGCGATCAGGTTCATGATAATAGCCCCCTTGCGAGCCGAAGGGTTGACCGAGATATTGCAAACACCTTATGTGCAAGAAGTTAAGGAATGGAGAGATTACAAATGGGAGAGAATCGTATGAATGAAGAGATACAATACAAGTGGGAGAAGCGTAGCCGTAGGGTTACGTTTCAGGTGAGGGAGAGTGATTTCCTGAAGTGGAAAGCTGAAGCGCAGCGAGTTGGTGTTAGCACGACGAGGTGGGCCGAGGTTACATTAAACGACAAGGTGAGAAGAAACAAGCAACGGAGGAAGAATAATGTGGAGCTTGATTAGGCAGATGATACGTTGGAACGAGCGCAGCATAGTTTGGCTGACTCGGATGATAAGCATGGGTGCGTTGGTAGCATTCATTGGGGCTAGCTACGGGTTAATATTTTATTTAGGATTATAATGGACGAAGATCAGATACAAACTAGGGTGCGAGGAACGCAGGAGGATGAATACGACATTTATCTGAATTGCGAGGATGACGGTGATGGTTACAGTAGAATCACCGGGGAGCGATTACTAACCTTTGATGAATGGCTAAATACATAAAGATGAACAAGTTACAACAAGATGAGAAATTCCTGCGTAGAACAGGATGGAGATATTACCGAGAAACCTGCGTTTGGAAACGAGCGCAGGATGATGGTAGGATAGCGGTATTGACGAGATACTGGGATGATGAATTGAATAGTGATGCATGGTATAAGGCCTACATCACACCGAAGCACACACAGTTTGAATTTTACAATGTAGTAGGAGAGTTAGGGGAATATCATGAAGCAGCGTAAGTGGAAAATGACGATAATATATTACGGAGGTAATGAGCTAGTGGAACATATCACAGCGAGCCGGGTCGATGCGGAGGAAGCTGCAAACGATTGGATGCTGGTAAAGAATGTGTTTGGAGTGAAGCTGGAGGAGAAATGAAGAGCTTGTTACTACTGGCCAGCGTAATAATGGCTGAGAGCAAGGGAGAAGGAGAGTTTGGGATGGCGTTGGTAGCAGACGTCATCCATGAGCGTAGCATAAGGCAGGGAATAAGCCCCGAGGAAGTGGTTAGAAAGCCTTATCAGTTTGATGGTTTAAACTATGCTCACAAGCAGAACTTAAGGACACCTGAAGGGAAGCGAGCGATTTACTTGGCGAGTATGTTAGAAGCTGGAATAGATCCGATGCCTAGTTTCAACTATACTCACTTCCGTAGCAGCGCACCACCGAGTTGGGCCACAAACATAATCAAATACAATAATCATTATTTTCATCACGAGAGAGGGAAAGAGAAAAGGCCGAGTTGATACCCGGCCTTTTTTTAAGTTATTCTATTGGAGTAACTTATCAGAATGGCACATCATCGTCGATTTCAGTGACGGCTTCAGGATTATTGCTTGGAGCCGTTTCTTGTTTAGGTTGTTGTCGTTCAGGTGTGGACCATACGACCTTGCCATTGCCAAGGATGGTTCCTTTAATATCGTTGTCTCGTTCTTCTTTGGTGGTGGATTCGGATATCATGGCATGGTTTCCGTATTGATCTTCCTCGTCACTAAGTGAAACGGTGAAGTTGTAGTATTTCTTACCATTTTGGTGTGGTTTGATTTTAGCTTTATTGATTGCGCTTACGTCAATCGAGCATGCGATTAGTTTTTTACCCATTAGTATTTTCTCGTTGTTAGTGCTCTGCGGATTCCACCGAGAGCTAGTTTTGTTCTATTCTTGTCCAGTTTCCCGGTTAAAATTGATCTACAGACGAATACAAGCCAGAGGTAGATGTGCTTGAATCTGTCGGCATGGCTCATTAGATACCTTTCTTACGTCTTTCGTATTCAAGCTCTTGCAGAAGTCTCCAGTATAACTTACCGACCCACTTCTCTAGTATTTCTAATATTTTTAATCTCATACTTCCTCCAATATGCTGTGTTTACTGTTATATTTGCATTTCACGAAATTCTCAATACCATTCTCTCTTTGTTTCCAGCATTTGATGATGGAGTCTGACTCACCTTCCTTACGTTCTTCTGGTGTCTTTTTGTTTCGGAATACGGTAATACCATTGAATGCTATGTCTGTAATGGCTACACCACCCCTTACGTCGAACTTAGTCGGCATTTTGGATTCATCTTTGGTGTCATTTTTTCCTGAGTGAGCGACAAGGTGTAAATGTGATTGGTGTATATCTACGAAATCTCGTAGTCGTTGGACAAAATCCTTCTGTTCATCGATATCTTTTTCTGACACACCGCATAGGCATAGGGAGTCGATCACAAAGACTCTGACGTTATAGCGTTTTCTTGCGTAGATGAAAGCTTCGATCATTTCGTTTTTATCTGCGACCCCGGTATTGTCATAGAACCATAGTTTGTTATGCAGAAACGATACTGTTTTCTCGATTGACTGTTGATTTACTTGCCCGGTGATTTGTTTGGCCATGAGGTTTATTGCTTTGGGGACTGCTACCTCCATAGAAGCTATCATTGCTTTTTTGTCGTTACGGATCTCGTTAATGATCCACTGTGACAAAACCATAGTCTTTCCATGCGATGACCACCCGGTCCAGATGGTGAGTTCTCCTTCTCGTTGTTTAAATTCTAATTTGGGGAACGGTGACTCTGTTCCTTGGTATCTGAGTGGGTCGGCAAGCCTTACGCATTCATCCTCATAAAACCCAACATCTCTAAGTTTTTCCGGTATAATGACTTTTGCATTTAACAATATTCTCTCGAGTTCATCCTTATCACAACCATTCATCCAACAGTCGTTCAGATCCTTTTCCGGTAGCTCTACAATTTTGCATTTGTCTATGCCTAGTCGCTTAATGGCATCGTCAGTAGCATCTTGACCTACTTGATCCATATCGAAGCACAGGTAGATATCATCGAACTGCATAAGGAAGTCGTAATCGTTCTCGATCCATGAGTTACTTGGTCCACCTTGGGGAATGGTAAGAGCGTTCCATCCAATTCCTAGAGCAGTGAGCCAATCTTCTTCACCTTCGGTAATCACGATATATTTTGACTCTGGGTCCAGACACTGTTTTCCGATTAAGCATTGCTTCCCGGTAATTCCTGAGTCCTGAAAAACCTTTTTCTTACCCTTTTCGTTTCGTTCACGAGCTTGATACTTTCGATAAAGAACCTTTTTCCCATCTTCATCGTAAACCGGATAGCATAATTTCCCGCACTCAGTTTCTTCCAATTTGGCTTTTGAAATTGTATCGGCAGAAATACCTCTTTCTTTGAAATAATCATACCACCATTCAAGATATGGGAGTTGTTTGGTTTTGTATTGCTGCTTTACAGCCACAGAGGTAGGGGTAGAAACGGTTTTTATAGGCCTACCCTTATCGTTACCCCACTCGACACCTAAAAGGCTTCCTATGTCCTTACACGCACCTTTGAAATCGGTATTGCATTTTTCCATCCAAAGTTTGATTAGGTCACCCTTATCGGATTCATTGGCGAAATCCTTATACATCCCGGCATTTGTTCCTTGGATTGCGATTTTAAAACTCTTTCCGGGGCTTCCGGATATGTCACCGACACACCAGTTGTTTCCTTCTTGTTTCCCGTTTGGGAATAGAGCCACAGCAATTATCTCGGCTCTAGCTTTCGTTAGTTCTTTCAGTTGATCTGTGTTTGTCATTTAATTTTTGTTGGTATCTTTCTCTAAATCGTATTTGTATTTCCTCTTCCGTAATTACGTGAGATCCGAAAGCCATAGTATCCATAAATCTTTCGTTTCCGATCTCAATTGTGATTTCCTTTAATGCTTCCTTGTATGCTTCTTCTTCGGTCAAAATGTAATCTCCCCATTCTTTTGTGATTTGAAATCTCTGGCACGATCAAGTTCACCAGTCCAATTATTCAAAAGTGTCTGCACATCTTTTCGTTTATATTCACAGTCCGATGTGTAGTAGCTTTCCATCTCATCTATGGTTTCCTGAATTAGATCCTTATTATCATTATATTTATCAAACTCGTTTTTACTCCATTTTGTTTCGGGTTTTCTATTGAACCAAGATCCTATAGTAATCATATAATTATCCATTACCATTACCTTACCTTTACCTTTACCTTTACCTTTACCTGTGCCCCTAAATAGGGGCTGATTAGACCCTAAATTATCAATTAACCCTGCATAATCTTTATGTTTAGAATTTATGAGAGAAATTATTTGTTTGTGAGCATTGTTATCTGGATTAAGTTTGCCATTTTTTTGATGCCTAAGAAAATTCTTAACCCATAATTTCCCTTCTTTACTAGACCCTATATAGCCCCTGTTTAGCCCCTCAATAGCCCCTAAATACTTTTCCTCATCTATGCCTAATTCAAAACAAGCTTTCCTCATTGGCATTTCATAAAAACCAGCATTATCGCATTTGTCTAAGATATAAAACCATACAAGCTTTTCGCAGGGTTTTAATTCAAAGAACCATTCATCGTCCCATTTGTCGGTGTTAGTGAATCTATAACTCATAATTAATTCAATCAATGAATACTATTTTCCTTTTGTCGAGTAATTTCTTATTTTATTTTAACACTTATGTAATATTGAAATAATATTGAAATAAATTTAATTTAATTTGACTATGGCCTTAATATGATTTTGTTTAGGTGCGTATGAAAAAAACAACAGCAACAGTTTATCTGCCAGTGCAGCTAAAAGAAAAGGCACAAGAGTTTGCAAAGAAAAACTTTATAAGCCTGAACGGTCTAGTAAGCAAAGCACTAACAGAATATATTAATAACAATGAGCGACCAAGAAACACAACTGACTCCTGAACCAATCCAAGAAGTAGACTTGCAACAGTCTGTTTCAGGATTCGCATCGGCCCAAGGATTTGAGCTTATGCAGCGACAAGCTAAATGCCTGAGTGCATCTACGCTAGTTCCTAAACAATTCCAAGGTAACCTTCCTGACTGCATTATTGCGCTCGAGATGGCACAACGACTTGGAGCTTCACCATTTGCGGTAATGCAACAACTCTATATTGTGCATGGGAAACCAAGCTGGAGTTCACAATTCATTATTTCAGCTGTCAATGCATCGGGTAAATTTACACCTCTGCAATTCCGGATGGAAGGTGAAGGAGAAACCAGATCCTGCGTAGCTCACTGTATAGATAAGCTTACCGGGGAAAGACTAGAAAGCCCGGAGGTTTCCATTAAAATGGCTAAAGCCGAAGGATGGTCAACCAAGTCCGGATCAAAATGGAAAACGATGCCTGACTTAATGTTGCGTTATCGCGCAGCAACATTCTTCGGAAGATTGTATGCTCCAGAGATTCTACTCGGCATGCAAAGCAAGGAAGAAATTATAGATGTAGATACCGGGAAAACCTCAATGAAGGTTGCATCTCCTGCAGCTGAATCATTCATGGGAATTGAACCAGAGAAAAAACCAGAACCAGAAACAACAGAAGATAAAGAAGAAGATTGGACAGAATAAGATGAGCGACGAGAGAAAAGGATTACCATCCGCATCAGAAGCATACCGTTGGATAAATTGTCCCGGTAGCTTTAAAATGCCTAAGAAACAAGATGAACCCGGTGAAGCTGCTAAGCGTGGAACTGCCATGCATGACTACTTCGAAACAGGTAACTTCGGTGACCTAAATAAAGAAGAAATTGCAATTGTTGATAAAGCAAATGATATTATCGCAGAGTTTATCGAAGAAACCTTCCGGGGAAAACCAACAAAGATTATCAGAGAAGAACGCTGGTTCTATAAAAATGGTGCTGGAAACGAAATATTCTCCGGAAAAGCAGACGTTATCTACATATTCGACAGAACTGCACTGATCGTTGACCTTAAAACCGGGATGGGTGAAGTTGAGTCAGCTGATAAAAATAGACAACTACAAGCACTGACCATACTTTTGCAACAGAAATACCCAAACGTTTCAGAAGTTTACACCATGCTCGTTCATCCAGCAGTATTTGGCGACCTATATAGTGTGGCCCGATATTCTCTAGATGATATCGGAACACTGAAAATGATCATACCAACTGCAGCTTGGAGAGCAAACCAAGAGCATCAACCAAAAATGGTCGGGGAACAATGTAGGTATTGTAAGTCATATGACTATTGCGATGCTCCAAAAGTCCAAGCACTACTTGTTCCAGACAATAACCAATTGACCATAACCCCGGAGCTACTAGGGAGGATTAAGGATGCCGAAACATTATTAAAAAAGCTTAAGGATGAATCACATAAGAAAGCCATCCAAATGCTTGAAAATAATAGTGACGCAATACCGGGATGGAAATTAAGAGCCGGAAGAAAGACTCAAACGGTTACGGATCCACAAGAAGCTTGCAGAGTTATGATGAAGGAAGGTCTTGATCCAGAACAGTTTAGCTTATGTTGTGCAGTAAGTATCCCTAAATTAGCAGATACCTACAAAGCAAATAATCCGGAGGTTAACAAAGTAAACGCTCGGAGAAAGGTAGAAGGATTACTTAGCGAGGTAATCGAAGAAAGAGTATCATCACCAATATTAGCAAAGAAATAATATGGAAGATTCAATTATTAACAAACCACGTAAATTCTGGATAGTAATTAGAGGTAATGGAAAAACAGGTCAAATCCACTTCAAAGAAAAAAACGCAACCCAAGAAGCGGAGCATATCGCCACGACAGAAAGAGTCATTGCCTATGTCATGGAGGCGGATTATGCGTTTGAGCCAGAAACAAAAGTAAACCGCCATTTCCTAATCAACGAAAACTTGAATAATGATTGCGATTAAAAACGGAAATAAGGACAGAATAGAGTTTGTGGTTACGGGAGATCCGAAGCCACAACCTAGAGCTAGAGCATTTAAAATGGGCAATTCCGCAAGGATGTATGACCCCGGAACTGCAGACGGATGGAAACAATTAATAGCCAATGAATTAAAGGCTGTATTTAATGACTTTCCAGAAGCTTCACAGTTGCCCCAAGGTGGCCCCGTTCAAGTAATAGTGGATTACTACATTAAAAGACCCAAAGGACACTACAGAACGGGCAAGAATGCGGACTTAATCAAAGAAAGTGCTCCTGAATTTCCGGCAGGCAAACCAGACCTTGATAATCTTAACAAAGCGGTTTATGATGTTATCACTCAAACACAGCTAGTCTGGAAAGATGATTCACAAATTGTTATTGAACACTCCACCAAGAATTACGCTTACGGTTTTCAAAAGGCCGGAGCTCACATTACTATCGAATGGCTTTGAGTCTATGGGCTGACTTGTAAAGCGAAACGCACCCACATAACCAGACGCTCCCTGCCGGGGCATTAAGCACGCAATCGAACGAAGGCAGGGAGCATAACTTTAACGAAGAGAGAAGAATGAGATACGACCCAGACGAGATGAGCGCAGCAGACTATGCGCTAGACATGGACCCGGATGGATTCATTAAGAACAAGGAAAATAGTGACCCGATGGATTTTTGGGGAACATGGGAATGGGATGGCGATGAGTGATACACCGAGAACGGATGCTTTAATGAGAAAGCACATGGAAGTTAATGCTACAGTAGTTAGAGCAGCAGAGGATTTAGCAGAACACTCCTGTCAACTGGAGCATGAGCTTCAGGAGGCGAAGGGATTATTACGCACAGTTCTCAAAGAAAACGGAATTAATACACTTGGTAGGATTAAAATAGAAATGTTCCTAGAAAGCGAGGCGGGTGAATGAAATCAATTAAAGACTATAAATCGGCAGTATGTTACACCGAAGGTGTAGGATACGAGTGGCAGTTAATACCACAGGATCAATCAATCGCATACTTTAGAACAGGTTGTCTGATGTATGCAGAGTTCAGTCGAGTGCTATCTGAAAAAGAATGCCTGAAGGTTGAAGAGTGCTATAGCTATGACCAGTTTAAGAAACAAAGAACGGTTAAAAAGAAACACCTCTTACAATGGTATAACTTTGAAACTCCTACTAATTTCGGAATAGAAAGCGAGGCGGGTGATGAGTGATACACCTACATTAACCATCGTTAGTCTAAAAAAGCAGTTAAAATTTATGACCGACAACAAATTTAATGCAGACATGATGGTAAAAGATGGATATTGGTATAAAATACATGAGGATGGAGATGAATCATACATAGACCTCAACGAACCTATTTGTGAATATAATCCCAAATATATACACCTTGAAGCAGATGAACCTGAAAATATGGATATAGGATATGAGTGATAAACCAAGAAATATGCCATTAGGAGAGTGGCTTCAGTGGCAAAAGCTACTCAGACAATCTGGCAAGAGTGAGTCAGTGGCAATTAGATATATTGCCAGACTAGCAGCACTAGAAAGTGAGGCGGAAAGCGAAGCGGGTGAGCCTAAATAAGAATTTCACCAAATAAAATAACCTGACAGGGCGATAGAAAGCGTCCTTATAAGGGTTTTGTTTGGGATATGGTTAAATAAGAGCAGTCCGAGTGACCGACATTAAACAGTCATTACGCCCTTGGTGGATGGGTTCAAATTCACCAACAATCAATAATATTAATCACACTTAAAATAGAAAGAGAGTGGTTTGTGTTATCGATACTTTGAATGACTAAATTGGGGAGGTCTTGGTAAACCTCCCCTTTTTTGGGCATAAAAAAAGGACTTAATTCAGTCCCTCTTTTGTAGTTCCTCTAAGATCATTTTTAGCACCCCTTGCGTTGCCCTTCGACTTTCGTTGGACTCATTAGAGATGTCAGCTAATTGAGTTTTGATTATATCAAAATCTCGCTTACATTCTTCCCGAAATTGCATAAGCCCATCCATGTGAGCAGACATTTCCACTAGTGTTGCTACCTGCTCTTTCTCGTGCTTATTAAATTTTTCGGCTAATTTATCGTGTGAGTCACCAAGACCCTCGATCTTGCCAGTCAGCTTATCGTAGATTTTCTCATCCTTAACATCACTACGCTCATCTACCGCATTCAAGCGTCTGTTAATCCAGACGCTCACAGTTACGGCATATGCTGTTAGTGCCATGATCTCAGGTGTGATTTCCATTAGCTGATTTCCTTCACAACCCTGTCAATCTCTTTGCTTACGTTGTGTTTACTTGCAAGTTTTGATACCTTATCTTTAACTGCTTTAGCAAGCTCCTTGCCTTCATCTGACTCCGCAATCTTTTCTATTGCGATTGCAGCAACCTTAACAGCAGTTTTAGCTTTCCTTCGCTTAACTTCCAATCCCGCAGCAAGCATAGTGCTAAATAAACCATATGCTAACCCACCAAAAGGAACACTTTCAGCAATAGGTTTTGTAACATTGATAGCTCCCTTGACCACTGGGTTAAGTTCCACTGATTCATCCACATCAACTGTAGTAGGATCATCTACACCACTATTAGTATAGAGAACTTTTTCTACTGTTTTACAGCCAGTAAGTGATAACAATATAGTAATTAATATTAATTTTTTCATAATCCTACCTCTTCTACCATTGCAGATACTACTGCATTACGTTCACTTGTGCTTAATAGTTTAGTCCAAATTGCTGCATTAGCAGTAGCACCCTCCCAAACGTCAGAACCACCATAAGTAAGATTTGACACAGTTCCAGTGTGTAAATCAGCACCTAAAGATGCACTCTCGTTCTCGTCCAGCAATGTTCCAGACGTATTATAGATCCAGTGTTTAAGGGTCTGACTTGTTTTGTTAAATTGACCAACAAATAGATACCATGTATCATCTGTAATAGTATACTGTGCTGTGCTAGTGACATTAGTACCATCAGGAGTTGCCGACATTTGAAATCCAGTAGTACCATACCTGATGCCCCATACTTTGTCTCCTGCACTACCCCATTGCCCTATTGCGAATTTATAAGTCCCTGAAGATGTAGAATACCATTTTAGCCATAGTGCAACAGTTATATCTGTATTTTCCCAGTTATAACCAGCTTGACGAAGATTTTGTGTTCCATCTTCCCAAAAATGGTTAATAGATGGGTCTGTTCCTATTCCGTTTTCTACTGCCAATGGCTGATTGGCTATTGTTGATTGACTAAAATCATAATTATTACCAGACAGGTCTAACCATTCGTTCACTGCTTCTTGGTTAGCTATATTTCCTGTTACTACACCACCTACTGCATTAGATGAATCTATGCCGTTTTCTGTGAGGTCTAGCGAGGTTTCTCTAGCAGGTCCAACTGTAGGAGATCCGTTGACTGTGAGGTTTCTGTCTACCCCGTCAACAATGTCATCTTCTGTAAGATTAGTTGGAGTAAGGTCATTGCCACTTGTGTGGGCATCGCCCCAACGGTCAGCATCATCGTTGAAATCATAGTGTGAAATTAAGTTTGTATCTAAACTTTCGCCAGATAAATCACTGTAATGAAAAGGAATACCTCCATTATATAGACCTGAGAAGTATGTATCATCAACCGCAGAAGAATATAGATTTAATTGATCTATAACACCGTCTAATTGGTTAAATGAACTGTGCGGAGTGCCTATTTCTATTGTATCATTAGAATCACCCATTGCAGTATATGACCCTACGTGATTGCTTGTGACAGTTTGCTTAACCCCATCAATAAAAATAGAAATACCACCGTCAGTATCACCAGTGTTGCCTGTATATTTTGCCCCAATATGATACCATTGCCCTGTTGAAATACTGCTCGTTATATCAGTTCTATACCTATGTATGCCTGAAGCATCAAAAGGAGAAGACTGCAAACCTAAAGCCAAGTAAGGAGTTCCACCTATCCCTTGCTGATAAAAAACCCATTGCCAAGGGAAAGACCCACTAGCTGATTGCATAACCATTATATTCTGATGTGAACTAGTAGTTATTGTATCAAACTTTATCCAACATGATATAGAAAAAGGCAAGTCACCTCCCACATCGTAAAAATCAAAATCAGTTGCCCCAGTTAAAGTAAGTCCCTTATTAGTGTGTATATCAACCGCATCATTAAGACTCCTAGAAGCATCCAACCCTAGACCCCTTGGATCAAGGACGCTGTTCTCAAAGTCATACCATGAGATGAGGTTGGCGGTTGAGCCTGTGTAGTCGGATAGTGTTGCGTCTTTACCAAGATTATATAAGGTTTCAATTTCAGAAGATGCACCCCCTGTCAACTCTTTGTCCCATATTGATAAATTATACGCATCACCCCTGAAAGGCGTATTAACCCCCCAACCGATGTAATTATCTTTATCACCTAAAAATAGCTTACTAGTGGCGGGGCTATTCATAGCAGTATATGAACCAGATAAAGAGTCCGTTCCACTTTGAGCGACATTATCAATATACATACTAAGATCACCGCTAGTTCTATTGCCATTATAAACAAAAACAAAATGATAAACATCAGTTAAGTTTAGTGATGAAATATTTACTATCTTTTGTATGTAGGCAGAATTATCAACATCCGAAACTCTCCAAATAATTTCCGATAATACATTGGTTCCAATTCTCCATTGTAAATCAGATGAACTTGACCCATAGCCAATCCAAGGGACTGAAGCAAGTTGATCTAATTTAGCCCAAAAAGAAACGGTGAAAGCAGGCTCATTACCAGTAGTTCCATCTGCTCCAAAAGAAAAAGCATCTGATGTAATATTTAACTCAGCCCCCGATACATTCATTCCTGCATACTGCGTTCTCGCATCCTTAACCCCGCCAACAAGATCCGCTTCTGCTATTGAATTAGGAGTCAGGTGGTTGAGATTAGTGTGGCTATCCTGACCTATGATCGTGTTGTCCTGCTCGTTAAAGTCCCAGTGTGATACTAGGTTGGTATCTAGTCCTGCTAAAACTAACTCATCGTAGTTGAGTGGTACTCCGCTGTTGTAGAGTGAGTTGATTGTGGAGGCTGAGAGTTCTGCGTTGTAGATATTAACCTGATCTACTTTGCAGATTGGCTTAAAACTATTGCCTCCAATAAAGAAATCACCGCTACTAGAAATAGAGTCAATAGCATCTAAAGTGTCCTCTGTTGGCGTGTGAGAAATATTAACACCATTAACATAGAAGTTTATTCCTGTTCCGGCATGTGTGCCATCGTAACTTATTGCTAAGTGAAACCATTCATCCAAGGGTAGAGTGTTTGCATCATCTGTAGTTGTTAATAGCCTATTTGATCCATCACTTATCAACCAGAAGCGCATCCTGTTTGTTCCTGAGAAATCAAACATCGTATTCCAACCCGCAGTAGAACCAGATTCGGTATTCCCTATAAAATATTCTTGTCCAGAATTTGAACTATCTACATAAACCCATGACGTATAAGTAAAAGAGTCTGTAGTGTCAAAATTAACATCACCAGAATCCGCATTGGCTATTGTGAAATTCCCTGTTCCTCCCAACGAAACCGCATGAGTCTCTTGGCTACTCTCACGACCAAAGTTTCTTGGGGAGTCAAAATCATACCACGCAGCTATAGATGAGTAGAATGTCTCGCTGCCCGTAAGATCACGATGTTTGATCCCTGTGCCTGAGTTGTAGAGTTCTGTTACTTCAGTTTGGGTCAATACTTTACTATGATAAACTAATTGATCTATAGCACCTAACAATGGATATGTTGGTGTTCCCGATCTATTATGTGTATAAAATGGATTAGAAATTGTTGTGGCGCTTGGATCACTAATAGCAGAATAATCACCGTCCTGTGACACGTCCAATGTCTGTAAATCTCCATCGACATATAAGGTTATCTGCTTAGCTGTATGGTCAAATGTAGCGACACCGAAATGATAAGTGCCAGCTCCTGTTGTAATGTTGGCAGTATCGCTTTGAGCATTAGCACCAGTAGCGTTTTGGAAGAATCTAGCTTTTAATTTATTGGTGCTTACCTCAAAATAAACATAGCCACCAGTTCCTTCCCTAGCAACAATAGCACCAGATGTTCCGCTATTTCTCTTAAACCAACATGAGATAGAGAAACTGGATTGAATTAATTCATCATCCTTTGTTGCGCTCGTTCCTTCAAGCCTCCTAGTTCCAGTAGCATCATCAACCGCCAACTTACCATTGACCCCTGTATCAGTGCGCCAGTAACCCCACAGGCTATCTATGTCAAGTATGCCTATGCTTTTAGCCCATTGCTTAAATCGGCAACAGGCTGAAACAATTGATCCAAACATTACGCTTCCTCGTAAGTGATTGCAGTAACAGTTCCATTCGCTGCTGCATCAGCACGAATCATAAGACCCTCACCTGCAACTGTCGATTTGACCTTACCTCTCGGTGTGTATTGAACACTGTCTGCTCCACCCGTAAACTTGAGAATCGCTAATGTTTCACTCGAACTATATATAGACACATTACACGCTGCACTACAACTGATTAATAAATCACTCAATACTGCCTTATTGGTTAATGCTCCACAAAGACTTACACCTGCTGTGTTAATATCTGTGTCTACAAAGGTCTTTATGTTGGGGTCAAATAATGATCCACCATCTTCGGTTACTACTGGCTCTGCGCTTGTGCCTTGCTGATGTGCCTGTAACTCTGATAATAATGATGCTGCCGTTGTCTCACTGGCTATTCCAGAAGCACTAAAATTTACTGCTCCATCAGCTTCACCTGTGCTACCAATTAAATCTGTTGAAGCCCCTAAAGAACTAGCAAATAATCTGATTAATGTGTGTTTACTTAAATTAAATGGAACAAAACCATTATCACTTAAACTTCCATTTGTGTAATCAACCCATGTATCCCCATTATCATTAGACCATTGTAATTTTACAGTAGCACCATCCCAGTTTCCACTTATTTGAAAATTACCACCGCCACCTTTCCAAGACCAGCCGTTTTGAACTGTTGGGTCTGGATATGTATCTCCCGCTGCAAGTGTAATATTAGCCATTTTATTCTCCTATTCATCTATTAATCTAAATATCTTGTTGACTAATAAGTAATGTATTGAGAATGGCTAACGTGTCAATTCGGAATATCTATGTCAACAATGTCAACATCATCACCAACCCAATTATTCTCATTGAGTAGCCACTGCTTTGCAAGCAAGTGCAATCCATATAACACATACCCATCATTGGTTACTGTGTAATCAACCTCAAAATCTATAGAGCAATCTATCATGCAACCACCATTTGAGTAGGCATCCTTGGACGCATAGGGAAACAATTCAAGATGCAGTTTCTTCCCGCATTTAAGTAACTGCGGTTCTACTCGTAGATAATACTCGGTGAGAGAAGTTCCCTCCCTAGTCGTCTTGCTTTTCTTGACTAATAGTGCCATTGGTTTCCTTTACTATCTCTGCAATGAGTTGAGCAACCTCTGCATAAGGCTTAGTTGATAAGTAATTTAATATCTTTGCTATTAGTTCTTTATTCATATTAAAACTGAACACCCTGAGCTATAGCATCAAAGGAATCTAACCCGCTAAGGTCATCTCTCACAATGAAGCTCATTCTGTCGTTTGTTCCTTTTCGCAATCTTATTCCCCAAGGCTTACCAAATTGCTCGGATATATCAATGATTGGTAGGTATGCTTTGCTTGTTCCACCACCTGAAACGTCAGCTAAATACGCCTCTGTTCCAGTTCCGATCGCATGGGTTTTGTGACCTGTTCTTACAAACTCAAGATTAGTTTGGATTCCCTCGTGAAGTATTACCGTCCCAAGATCAGAAGTTACCCACTCCCAACCAACTCCGTTAGTCAATGCCGTTAAGTCTCCGAATTTATTAAGGTTTGGAGAACCACCATCTGCTATGCGAACACTGATAGAGTTCACATAAATATCGTAATCAGCAATGGCACGAAGGCTAAATATAACCTCAGTTGTAGAGCCATCAACAGCCATTGCGGATGAACCCGCATCATCGGTAAATCTAGCCCGATAAGGTAGCGATGTTTCGTTTTCCTCCCTTGGAGGGTGAGGGTGGACTACTGTATATAGCGCACCCTCATCATCAACGTTAAGTCGATTGCCATTGCCATGACCGCTAACTATACGTGCATCAATCATATTCCAGTGATGTCAGAAGCTAATATATAACCTGTCGCTGCGATCTTTATAGATTGAGAGGTATTCCCTGTTGGCGGTGTCCATGTTACTCCCAAAGAATTACCTTTTTTCAAAACAATAGGAGCTGCATCAAAAGAGATAACTGTTCCAAATGAACTTCTGGTTGTGTTTGCGAACTCACTTCCACCAGTCAAGGTATTGCCTTCTGCTCCCTTATACGTAACACCGTCTACTGATTTTGATGATGCGAAGTTTCTATTTGCCTTAGTGTCAATATCTACAGCACCACTAACAATAGTGCCTCCAGTTGGATTTGATATAATCTTAGCTGTTCCATCTCCAGAGCCTCCTGTTGTTGTTCCTAAGATAAATAAAATCTCGGTAATAACAAAAGGGTCATCCCCTTCGTATCCTAAATAACCCACAGCACTTTCACTGGCACTCGTTAATGTAATTGTTCCAGTGTTAAAATTGAAAGCATCTCCTTTAATTGCAGCCTCTGCAAGTAAGTCTCTTCCTACTGACTCAACGTGTACTCTATTATTACTATCGACTTGAGCTTGATAGCCACCGCCTGATCCATCTGTTATAATCATAATTATTCCTCTCCTTCAAACCAACATTGAATTTCAGCACAGAATGTAAGTGCTACACTGGGCTTTGCTACTAGCGCAAGACTAGATGATTTCGGTAAAATGATAGCACCCTCGTATTCTTGAATCGAATGACCGGGACTGTGGTTAATAAACTGTGATTCATTCGTCCCATCAGTTACAGTTTTGCCATCACCGCTTGCAGTATAGGCAAATCCGCCAAAAGCCTCATTTGATCCAAAGTTAGATGGTAACTGGTCTGCATCATTGGCATCGCTAATCAGCGTTCCTGTCGATGGGTTTCTGATTAGTCTACACTGAACATTGCCAGAAGTATCGGAACAAGTTCTGATTTTACCGATATACAAATCAAGGTCACTTGTATTCTCAAGGTAGATAATGCCGTTAAAACTAGCTGTTGTAGTCAAAGAAATAAAGTCAGAGGCAATTAAAAAAGCCTGACCTTCTCTTTTGCTTATATCGCTAACCCTACTTTGAGATACTGATTTCACTAAGGCTCTATTTAAAGAGTCTACCCCTGCGGAGTATCCCTTACCTCTTCCATCCTGTATTACATTCATAAGTCTTCCTCATCTGTTATAAACTCAAGTTGCTGATTCATTTTTTGCAACTCTTTCAATATTTGTGTTAAAAGTATATGGGTTTCTGGATCTAGGGTTCTTTGGTGATCTTGACCATTTCTGGATTGAACTTCTTCTACTCTGCTTCCTCTATCTAATACGCTCATTTTAAATTCCAATCCGTTCCGTTATAGACTATATTAAATGCCTCTCCATCATATATAGATGGTGTAGCTGTTCCATTAATTGTCAAATTAACAGTATTCGTTCCACCAGAATTATTTACGATGACTACATTAGAACCTGTTATAAACCCTGAAAGACTTGTAGTAATACCAGAAGCAGTTTGAGTTATGTGCGTAATAGAACTTGATATGGTCTTTGTCTCAGTGGTGCTAGTGGTCTGGTAGTCAAACTCTCCTGCTGCTGCGCTATCTGCATAATCAACTGTAGCTACTGCTAAGGGTGTGCCTCCCGTAGGCGAAGCTGATAACGTGAACCCATCTGCGGGTATGGTGAATAGTGCAGTTGTCGCATCTATATCTATATCATCAGTTCCCGCCTCATATTTCAACCAGTTGCCAGATGTTAATTTTCTGAATATAAAGTCCACATCATGGTAAGCATCATTGAACTTTATCTGCGTATCATTAGCCTCTATCAGTTCATAATCTGCTGTTTCTGTAATGCTGATTATATTCCTACCCAAAGTGTCATTTCTGATCTGGAAATCAAGACTACTGTTCTGTCTAACCTCCCATCTCTGAGAAGTATTCCATAGCTGCAAAGCAACCTCTTGATCTACTGCATTAGTGCTTTCGATTCGGAACTGTAAAATATTAGCATCGTCATGGCTAAAATGAAATTCGGTGTTAGGACTGCAACCCCAACCATGCCTATCATTTCCTGCGTTGTAAAAGTATGCATTAGTCTCAGCTTCAGAAGATTGCTTATACCAACGCATATCAACGTCAAATCTACCGTTATTGAATAAATATCTGGTAGTATTCCAAGTCACCTCATTCACTGATCTGTTGTAGTTGAATGACATGGAATTAACTTGACCACCACTATAGCTACCAAATACTACGGTATCACTAGAGTTATTAACTCGGATAAAATTCTCTCGATCACCCACAGAATTAATTACATCGTAGTCAATAAATTCTGCATTAGCCAATCCGTTATTTTGGTAGTTAACAACAAACTTATTATTGTTTACATAAAACTCGTTTGTTTTAATTATGGTGTCGTTGGAATTGACCTCTATAGCATCTGTGCCACCAGCATTCAGATTCCATTGGTTAGTCTGAAACCGCATATATGTGTCAAGGTCACCATCATGGTAGATGTATTCAGCTACATTAAGATCAGATTGTAATGTCAGCGCACCACTCATGGTATCACCTGTGACATTAACATAGTCATTCTCTATATCCGCAAGCGTTGTGCCACTAGATATTACATTACCACTTGCGTCTACAGTTAGCAGTTCATCTAAAGTGAGCGTTGGGATAATTAGATTACCAGATGTGATCTCTATATCTCCAACGGTCACATACAAAGAACCTGTAGATAGAGTTAAATCGCCAGCAGTAAGCTCTAACCCTAACTGCACCGGAATAACGCTACCCTTGCGCACCACCCACATAATGTCGGTGGCTTCTGCGCCTGTAGAGATATTCTTTAGGTGTAGCCTGTTTCCGTAGCTGCTCATTAGAACTTGATGCCAACCATGCAGATTATATTGTTTGGTCTTGTTTCTGCGTCACCATTTAAACCGTGAGTATGTGAACCATCGGAGCTTGTTGCAAACTGTCCTGCGTTTAAAGCACCTGTGTTTACGGAAATTTGGTGAGTATGTGGGTCTGGACCGTTAGCACTATCAGTAAACATGTTTGCTGATACAGCATCATAAGTGCCACCACTTCCTGTAGATACCCCCGGAAGGTCACTATCCCCAAGGTAATCATGGTCGTGTGCACCATCGCTAACAGTTGCTAACCCATTTGCCGCAGTAGTGTCAAGTTGAGTATTCCCAATAACTGTAACACCATCTGTTGATCTACGGAATCTACCATCTGTCTCTAAGTCTGGAAGATCAAATGTAGTAGAACCATCTCCTACACCGTATGTAGTTCCCAATACACCAAATAAATCTGCATATTTAGTTCTACTAACTGCCTGTCCGTTACAGCGTAGGTATCCAATATCATCTTCAACTGAGCTAATGTCATATGCAAAGTCTTGGTAAGTTCCTACTAGTCCTGCTGCTGCCTGTGCTGCACTTGAACTACCATCAAAGTAAACCGTTGTTCCATCACTGGTAAATGCAAGTGAAGAGAATCCGTTACTATCAGTGTTAAGTGCCACTGCTGCGGTGTTTCCAAACCCTGTATTAAATGTAATTGTGCGACCACCTGTTACATCTTGATTCACGAGAAGCTTATATACACCCGGCTTAATATTGATTACATTAAGCGTAGGATCTCCCGATAGATTTAATGTAGCTATGTGCCCAAGTGAGCTATCCCAATTGATTGTAGCCCCATATACAAGGGTTTGAGATAAGAATAAGCTCTCTGATATGTTATTGCTTTGCTCTAATGCTCCTTGGGTTGCTGAATAAATAGCAAGATTACCCTCAACTTGTGAAGCTGGCCCTGTCATTCCTCCTACATTATCAGCATCTAAGTCAACCGCTTCCCATTCTCCATTCGCATCCCAACCAGCTAGTTTACTTAATCGATCATTATAGGCCGGGAGTTTATTGCTTACCCCACTTGGCTCATTATCTGGATACTGAATATTTAAATTAGATACGCTTCCGGGTGTTACTCCTTCTCGAGTCAATTGGCAAATTTGAGTTAACTTATCACCCATGTTCTCATTTAACTGAGAATTATACCTACCGACCTTTATGAAATCAATCAACTGAGTTAATGGAATGTCTAATGTCATAAACAAATCCCAAGGCCCACTATCGTAAGTAGTCCAATCAGTTATATTATTAGCTGTCTCGTAAAGACTTACGGATACTTGCGCTCCTGCATCTTCTCCAACATCAGTTACCGTATAGTCAACCCCATCGGTTAAAGTAACCGTCTGTTGGTCGCTTTGCCTAATCACTTTTACAACTAAGTGAGTAGAATCAAGGACTTTGAACTCGGTAGTATGAGTAGCCCCGATTGTAGTTAGATTTATATTTGTTCTTATATCTTCTGTATTAATCATAGCTTACCCATCAATTAAGAATGTTTCAAAGTAATCGTTTAAATTTATTGCACCATCTTGTTTTTGTCTACCCATTCTTTCCAAGTATCGTTCTTGTTGTTCTAGTTTATCGTGGTCTAATAGGTCAAACAAGAATGGCCATAAGGTTCTATCTAGCACCGCTTTAGCTGCAAAGTGATTAATAAATGGTGTCCAGTTCTTTGCTTTATCTAATACGTCACCTGCGAAATCTTCATTTTCTGGATCCACTGCTTGTTTAGCCAATCTCTTTACATCTTCGATCATGCCAAGTGCTGGACTAGATAATGTTTGTTGACTTTCTCCGAAAATGAAATCTGCCATTAATCCCATTGCACCACCCCTTAAGAATGCTTCAGTCCATGTCTTACCGCTATTTATAGGGTGCATACTTTCACCTCGCAACATAGCTAATACATTCATCGCCATATATTGCATAACCGTAGTAAATGCAGCAGTCCAGATTAGTAGTGTAACTCCACTGGATCCACCCTTAATGTCTTTCATAAATACTTTATTGAAAGCAGTTAACGGAAATGACTTATACATAGTGAACATTTTAAGAATACTATTCTGCCAAGTTCCCTCTCTGGTATTAAATGTAAATGATAGCTTTTCTCTAAGACCGGGAGTCAATACTGCTTCATCCATCTTAAATCTCATGAATGCTGTCAGTGAAGAAATAGCCTCTTCTTTAAGTCGCAATCTTTGTTGTGCTGTTTTAACACCGGGGAACATCGCATCTGCATCAGCACCCTCTAGTGAATCAAGAGTTACATAAGTTTTACCATCTTGAGTTTTGGATCCAAAGTTTCTTATTGCGTTCCAAGATTCCTCTTTAATTCCTAGTATTTCAAAATCTTTTGCAACTTCAGGAGCATTCGCTTTTAACCAAGCCATGTCGTGTTGACTGTATTCTCCAAGTCTGCGGACAACCATTAAACTTGCTGCATCTCTCCATATCTTATTCCAGCCAGTAATTCCGGTAGACTTAAACCAATGGGTTTGCATTCTTGCCATTTTGCTAGATTGACCGATATCATCCGGGTCAAATCTATTACTTGACATCATGGTTATTTGCATTGACTCAATGTCACCTAATACACCACGCAATACCATCTTACCTTTATCGGTCTTGGCATCAACTGCAGCACCAAATGATTCGAACAACGCTGGTAATATATCATTACCTCCCCTACCAAGTCTTGCAACTGCTCTAGCACCAAAAGCAGGGTCTGACATAGATGAAATAAGGATATTACCCATCTTTGTCATATTAATAAAAATCTTAGTGTTAGCTATGATCTTAGACCATGTGTAATTTTCAGGAGTTGCATTGGCTCCCTCTAGCTCGTCAAAGGCTGAATTTACTACACGTTTTAGTTTATTCAGCTTCTCATTTGCTTTAAGTTGACCGCTTTTACTTGCTACATCTGCTACCATTGCAATCAATCCATCGTTCATTACCTCCCGGTAAGCTGGACCAAACTTGCGAACTAATGATGCAATATTATTCAAGTGGACAATTTCACCAAAAAATTGATCAGATAATGAAGAGCTACGAGTATCAGAGTGATATTTACCAGCAGTCTCACCGTCTTTAAAGTGATATAACCTAGATGCTGCTTGTCTCTCTGCTGCATTTGCATGATAAAAGCTTTTCTCTCCCCTAGCACTATCGGCCCTTGTGTGAATCCCGGTAAAGATACCATCAAAGGCACCATCCAATGAAGCTAGTATTTTAGGATCTTGACGGTGATCTGGATACAACGCTGAATCACCGATACCACGATCATAGAAACTCTTTTGAATATCCAAGTCCTCAAGCATCCGGGCTTTCCATTTCCCTTGTAATTCGGAGAATGCTTGCTTGTTTAGCTTCTTACCTTTCGCAGTCCACTCATATAGCTTAATGTCAAAAAAGTCTGCTATTGCCTCAATATTGTGTGCTTGCCCAATGATTCTTGTTTTAGATACCGGAATAAATCCACCATGACGGTTAATTTCACGCACTAGATTATGTGAATACTTCTGAAGAATCTTAGCTGCTGCTTGTGCTTTTGGGTCAGCTGCTTCACCGTATCCAGCCTTAATTATTTCTAAATCATTGTTTCCACTTGCAAAATAATCCAATACACCAGCATCTTCCATCTCGTCTGAGATTTTCTTCATGTGACGTGCAGTAGTTCCACGAGACTCGTAATCAATCTCGTCATACAGTATATTGGTTAAAATCTTAGTGCTATCATCTAGGCTTACTGTAGCCAAGCTGTAATCTCTAATGATCTCCCCTATTTTCAACTGGGTCATTAGTTTAGCACGTTTCCTTAGAACACGCTTTGTATCCCCGGTAACGGCATCATAATGCATTGCAATAGGGTTTATATCCTTATCGTCTTTGAAGGATATGCGCTCTACTGCTTTTGCTATTTTGGAAAGAGAAAATCTTATATCTTTACTATATTTATTAAATCTAACACTTAATGGTATTATATTTCCCTTATTATCTTTAGTTATAGGTTTTGCAGATTTAATTTGTTCTGGAGAAAAAACAACATATAAAGCAGGATTTTCTGGAGCATCTCCAAATTGATTTTCATTTTCAAGATATAGTATTATTGAATCAAAATCCCTTTCAGCTCCAGTTGGCTTTCCATCTTTATCAATTACTCCTTCTTCTAATAATATTCTATTTAATGTAGCATCAAAATTTTCAACACCAGAAAAAGTCATAGACTCTTCTATTGGGTTTTCCATTTTTAAATATACTGGCATAGTTTCTTTGCCGAAATTTTTAGCAAATCCTTCTATGTCAGTAAAAAAGTGAGCATCTTTTAGGTTGTTTGCTACTTCTGGAAAATTACTTCTACCTCCTTTGTCGAATACCGTAAATTTATTGTCTGTTCCATGGTATAATACTTTAGGAAGGAACCCGGCTTTTTTTGCTGCTTCATTAACGATTTTTTGAGCAGTTTCCATATCGCCAGAATCTATTGCTTTTTTATAAGCAGAATCAATAGAAGATAACTTTACATCAGCCCCTTCAAACTTATCCCTTCCTCTATCAGCTGTTGCTTTAAGTGAACGTAGACTGAAGGACTTTCCGACATTAACGCTGACAGTATCCTTCGCTTCTGTTTCAACGGGATATCTGCTTTCGGTAAGTCCGATATCTCTAGCGGTTTGCTCTGTAATAGGTCCAAGTCCTCGTCTTTCAGGATCTTTTCTCCAGTTGTATCCGCTATAACTAGACTCTTTTTCCACTCCTCCACTTGTAATTTCTCTGCCATAACTTATTCCTACGTAATCATCATCATATTGATTTCCAGTTGCTCTCTTAAATGACCTGAAATCATCAAGTCGAGTTGCCATTGTTTCCATATTAGCATCTGCCTTGTATTGACCAAAGGATTCACCTTTAACTGCACCAGATAAAGAAGGAAGAGAGTTGTTGTATAAAACACTATTACCTAAAGACTTAGCGTAGTCAAATATCTTGTGTGTTCTTTTATAGAAATCATTTTCACGTAACCATTTATCAACTTTAACCATTTCTCCATCAACTGGAACTTCACCACGACCATAGGCTGTAGTCATAATGTATGGTGGGTCCATAACTACAAAGTTATTATTTCCTTTTATTAGCTTATGGTAATCTTTAGATGAATCATAAGCTCTCCATTCTACCTTGCCACCTTTATTGATAAACTTTTTATAATTTTGATGTAATTCATCTGCTTTTTCTATTGTTTTTCTTATTACATCAGTAGATCGACCTTTCCTGTCACCTTGATCAAGTAACGCTCTAATAGCCATCTTTTCTTCATAACTAAACTTATATTCTTTTTTTAATACTTTTTCTACTAAGTTTTGGTTATGCTTTCTATTCTTCCAATTTTTACTTCCTTCTTTGACATCAATTTTATTGAAATTTGCACCTTTTTCATAAACATGCTGAAGTAATGTTTGTATAGCAGTAAACTCGCCTTTGATTCCATTTTTTGACTCTATTAATTCAAGCAATGGTTTTAATTTTTCTCCATTTAATCCTTTTTTTAAAAATTTAGAACCATGCATCATGTGCTGTTTTATTTTTCCAACTCTATCTGGCTCAAAATCATTAAAAATAAGTCTTTTGAATTTATTGGTATTTGCAGCCATCCATAAACCATAACCACCGGAACCACCAAACATATCAACTATTGTGTCGGTTTCTTCTGGTAGATCATCAATCCATTTTAAAAGAGTTCCACCAACTTTCTCTATAAATGATTTTTTATTTCCTTGATAAACTGGAAATCCTATTACATTTCCATTATAAGCATCGGCATTTGTTGTAATTGAATTATTAGCAATCCTATATAATCTATCTAAATAAAAAGATGCATCTTTTTGCTGCTTGGCAACTTCCTTATTACTAATATCAGTGCTACCATCCTCATAGGTGTCCTCAGACTTATATTCAAACTTTTCTTGGT